CCGCTACTGCGGCGCGTCCGCCCCGGACGTCCAGCTGCGCGTCGACCACGTCACCCCCGTCGCGCTCGGCGGCACCGACACCCCCGACAACCTCGTCACCAGCTGTGAACCCTGCAACAGCGGCAAGAGCAGCGCCACCGTCGACTCGGCGATCGTCGCCAACGTCAGCGACGACGCGCTCCGTTGGGCCGCAGCCATGGAACAGGCGGCAGCGAACCTCCAGGAACTGGAGAAGCCCAAGGATGAGTACCGCGCCGGCTTCCTCGCCGAATGGAACCGCTGGACCGTTGGCAAGGAGAAGAAGACAGTCGAGCTCCCCGTCGACTGGAAGCTGAGCATCGAGCGGTTCCGCGTCGCCGGCATCCCCGCCTGGATGTGGGCCGACATCGTCGACATCGGCATGGCCAACCAGAAGGTCAAGCCGGAGAACACCTTCAAGTACTGCTGCGGCGTCGCCTGGAACAGGGTTGAAGAGCTGCACGCCGAAGCTGGTCGCCTCGTAGGGCGGGAGCCCGTGGCGGCGAACCTCGACGTTCGAGCTTCCGTCATCGGAGCCGCCTACGCGATCTGGCACTGCGGACGCGTCGCCAACGAGGAGCCTCCCACGAAGGAACAGGAGGCAGAGTTCCGTCAGAGCCTTGCCGACCTTGGAGGCGTGGAGCTCGACGCCCCCGAGCGTGTCATCGGGGCCGCCCAGCACGCGACCTACTTCGGAATGAACAACATCGCCACGGCCTTGCGCGACGCGGACCGGGATGACATCTGGACCGCGTGGATGACAGCGTGGCCCACGGTCTACGTACCGAGCACGGACCCTGACAACCCGTGGGCCGGCGAGTACACGGGTGGACCGTCAGAGAAGCAACGCGAGTCGGTCAAGGAGCAGATCGAGAAGCTTCTGGACGCCAACGTCTACCGCAACCGCATCATCCGAGCTGCGAGCCACGCAGGAACGAACAAGTCCGCCAGCCTCTACCTCGGACTCAGCGAGAGCGAACTCGAAGCTTCTGGCGTCATCGACTGGCACGCCCGTGCGGCCGAACTGTGGCGAGCTTCCTACGCGGCCTCCGAGATGGGCGAGCCGACGCGGGAGGAGAAAGCCCAGTTCCTCGCCAGCCTCCGTCGGATCGTAGAGGACGGGGCCTTCTACCTGGCGGACGTGTACGAGGCGGCCTCTGCGGCTGGCAGCTATCTGGACCCAGACATCACGCGCTGCCTTCCGCGCCACCTCTCCGCGATCGAAGCCGCAGCCCTTCCCCTGGGCGGTGGGAACTGATGGCTCGCATCCGCTCCATCAAGCCGGAGTTCTTCACCTCCCTCACGATCGCCGATCTTCCGCTGTCCGCTCGGCTGACATTCATCGGCCTGTGGACCTACGTCGACGACAACGGCGTCGGGCCGGCAGACCCGCGGCTGATTCGTGCGGCGATCTGGCCGCTCGAAGAGGATCCGGAGATCCTCCAGAGGACTCGCGAGGATCTCCAGAGGCTTCAAGAGGCCCGCCTCATCACCCTGTACGAGGCCTCCGGAAGGCCTCTCGTGGCCGTCAACAGCTGGCTGGAGCACCAGAAGGTCAGCCATCCGCGGAAGCCGCGCTTCCAGACGCCCGACGAAGTCCCGCAGCGCCGCGACCAGGAGACTTCCACTTCTCCGGAGGATTGCGGGAGTGCTCCGGAAAGCCTCCCGAGCCCTCCGAAGGATGACGGTCCTGAGCAGGGAGCAGGGAGCAGGGAGCAGGGAAAAGGAATTGAGGGAAATTCGGAGCCTCCGGCCTCCGACGATCCCTCTCCCCGCCCCGATGTCGAGCGCGTCTGCCAGCACCTTGCCGCCGTCATCGAGAAGGGCGGCACCAAGAAGCCGACCATCACGAAGACGTGGCGCAAGGACGTTCGGCTGCTGATCGACGTCGACGACGTCACCCCGGAACAGGCGATCACCGCCATCGACTGGGCCCACGCGGACGACTTCTGGCAGGCGCACATCCTCAGCCCCGGAAAGCTCCGCGCCAAGTACGAAACCCTCCGCCGCCAGGCGCTGGCCCAGCAGCGCAAGCGCGCACCCCAAGGCCCCGCCCCCGCCCCCCGCAACATGACCGAAGAGGAGAAGAAGAGTGCCCTCCGCATCGGCTGACGAGCTCAGCCCCCGCGAGTCCTGGCTCCAGGAGCGCAGCTTGTTTGCGCTGGAGCGCTTCGACGACCGCACGCCGCTCATCTACCGCAAGCCCATCACGGTCCCGGAAGAGATCCAGCAGTGGATCGCCGGTTGGGGCGGCCGAAGCCTGTTCCTCACCGGCCCGATCGGCGTCGGGAAGACCCACACGGCCTGGCAGACCTGCCGCCGCTGGCTCGAAGCCTGGTACGCCCCCGAGCGGCCGTGGACTGCAGGCGGCCCGGATGTTCGCACGTACCGGTCGACGGCGCTGTTCGACGCCCTGCGCCCCGACGGGCCGGACGAGGTGCGGCGGACACTGGTGAAGGAACTCCAGGACTGCCAGCTGCTGTTCATCGACGACCTGGCCGCGGCGAAGGCGTCAGTGTGGACGCAGGAGCGGCTGTTCGAGATCTTCGACGAGCGGTACATCAACCGCCGTCCCGTGATCATCACCTGCGATGTGCTGCCCAACCAACTGTCCGAGGTGACCGGCCCGCGGGTCGCGTCCCGTCTCGCCGAGATGTGCGGCAACAGCATTGTCCTCATCGCCGGCGCCGACCGCCGGCTGGGCGGTGCAGCGTGAGCACCGAGACCGACCTCTGGGCAACCGACGACGAGGCACCCGCAGTCGGCGGGTTGTCCGCCACCGCGGCCGAGCGGATCATCGCCGGCTCTGTCATGGCCCGCCCTGACCTGATCGACGAGCTCGGCGGCGAGTTCGACCCCGGCGACATCCAGTCCGACCAGCTGCGCTGGGTGTGGCATGCCGTCGACGAGATCCGCGAGACCCTCACCAAGGGCGAGATCCGGTGGCAGGCCGTCGACCGGCAGATGCAGGCGTGGCGGGCCACCGGCTTCATGCCCGTGCCGCCGCTCAACATCGCCCAGCTCTCCGAGCTGTACAACGAGGCGCAGATCTCCTACCAGGCCGGCTCCTACTACGCCCAGCAGATCACCGAGGCGGCGCTGTCGCGCCGGTTCCTCGCTCTCGGCGCCGACGTGAGTATCCGCGGCCGGTCCGCTGCGTTCGACTCGGCCGTCGACATTCCCGCCATCCAGGACGCGCTCGACGACCTCGTCCGCAACCGGGACGCGAGCACGCCGAAGCTGGTGCGCGACATTATCGGCGGCGCGCTGGAGCGGTCCGTGACGCCCCCGACCCACGAGGATGTTGTCCCCACGGGATTCATCGACCTCGACTCGCTGCTCTCCGGCGGCTTCAAGCCGGGCCAGGTCATCGTCGTTGCGGCGCGGCCGTCGGTGGGCAAGTCCACGCTCGGTCTCGGCTTCGCGCGGGCTGCCGCGATTCACAACGGGATCCCGACGCTCTTCGAGTCGCTGGAGATGGGCGAAGCCGAGCTCGGCGACAACATCCTGTCCGCGGAGGCGCGCGTCCCGCTGCACCACATCAAGCAGGGACTCGTCGACGACGCGGGCGTGCAGCGTGAAGCCCGCGCCATGCCGCGGATCAACGAGGCGCCGCTCTACCTCAACGACTCGTCCGAACTGTCGCTGCCGATGCTGCGTGGACGAATCCGCCACCTGATCCGCACCGCCGGCCTGCGCCTTGTGATCATCGACTATCTGCAGTTGATGGACGCCCCGAAGGCGGAGAACCGGCAGGCCGAAGTCTCCAAGCTGACCCGCGGGCTCAAGCTCATGGCGAAGGAATTCGGGATCGTCCTCGTCATCCTGGCGCAGCTCAACCGCGGGCCTGAACAGCGCACGGACAAGAAGCCGCTCGTCTCGGATCTCCGCGAATCCGGTGCCATCGAGCAGGACGCCGACATCGTGATCCTGCTGCACCGGGAAGACGCCTACGAACCGAACTCCCCGCGGGCTGGGGAGGCGGACTTCATCGTCGGCAAGCACCGGGCGGGCCCGAAGGCCACCATCACCACCGCATTCCAGGGCCACTATGCCCAGTTCATCGACATGGCTCAGACCTGATGACCGCCGAACTCGACGACATCGCTGCCCTCCGCAAGGACGGCGACCTGGCCGACTACCTGCTGTCGCTCGCTGGCGTGAAGCGGGAGAAGCCGAAGCCCGTCGAAGCCGCGGCCCCCGCCGAGCCCGGCTACCGGATCGCCCACAAGGGCGGCTGGCCGATCGGCACCACCGCCACCGGCCCGACACCCACCCACGGCCGCTGCACCTGCCCGAAGTGTGAGCAGGCCGCCGTCGTCGCCCTGCCCCGACCCCACCAGCACGCCGAAGGAGAAGCCGCGTGACGAACCTCAGCCTCTGCTCCGGCTACGGCGGGCTCGACCTCGCCGTCGAGCAGATCACCGGCAACAAGACGCTCGTCTACGCCGAGAACGACAAGTACGCCGCCCAGGTCATGGCCGCCCGCTACCCGCACGCGGTCAACCTCGGCGACATCAAGAAGGCCGACTGGGCGGAGATCGCCGCCGAGTACGAGATCGACACCATCGCCGCCGGCTTCCCCTGCCAGGGACTCTCCAACGCCGGCCTCCGGAAAGGACTCCTCGATGCCCGCTCCGCGATCTGGAAGAACGTTGCTGAAGCTGTTCGCGTCATTCGACCTCGCCTCGTCTTCCTGGAAAACGTGGCGGGCATCCGGTCGCGCGGCCTCGGCGAAGTCGTCGCCGACCTGGCCGCGATCGGGTACAGCATCCGATGGACGTGTGTACGAGCTGGTGAAGACGTCGTCGGCGCGCCGCACCCGCGGGACCG